CTTCACTTCTTCAAGGGTTCAGGTGTCCTACAACACGCCTACATCCCTCTTTCCCAGTCCGCGAGATTGCGAGCATATGGCATCCCTTTCGGGAGCGCGCCTCGTTCTTATTGCAGGTGACCGGCCAAGCTAAACCACGTTTATCATCTATGACCGCTGACATCCAACCCGTGCACGCTTCTAAGCAACGTCCCATCTGTACCTCTACAGACAGGACGCCGATTCATCATACCAATCGCTCGGTATGATTCGGCAAAGAAGCAGCCCGTAGGGCGGGACCGCTAAATAGTGTGGCGTCTTACGGCGTTAGACCCTCGCATCATTCTTTCGGAAGAAATTTTCCAACTTCTATCAGGCATTCGCCAGCATCGAAATCCTCGTAAGGAGGTAGTTGCTCTTCGGGTTCAATCATGAGTGGGAACGTAAGTTCCCTGACTGCCCTTGGAGTAACATACCATCTCCTTGTCTCCGCCCAAGTCGGCCTAGAAAGCTTCGAACCCTCACCAAACCCTGAAAGGAATGGTAAGAAATTCGGAGCACTAGGACGAATCTTGGACAACTCCAAGAAGAAATCCAAACGTGATCTTTTTGCTAACGATTTAAATTCACATGAAAATTTCCATGCGGCCATCTCCCGGGCGCTCTTCTTCCTGTCTTCTCTTGTTAATGAGCTTGGCTTGACAAACACGCAACGATCCTTCGGCATCACCACATTGTGGTCGGGACCAAGAAAAGGTACGTCGTAAGTCAATGGACTCATTAAAAGCGAAAACTTTCTAGTTATTCTCCACGCCAAATCGCCTCGAAAACCAAGCTCCAAAGTAGTCAAGCGCTGGTTCTTCAGTGTCCCTAAGTGCCACTTGAAAAACTCAACTCCTGCTCTGTAGCGATGGTTCCCGTGAATTCCGACGAGAAAACTTTCGAAAGTTTCCGACAACGAAGTAACGTCCTCACACTCTCTAAGCATCCCGAATCTAAGGGTCTGGCGAACGACGTAACGACCGTGCTTACGCACTATCAACGTCGAATTCAAAGTCCCATAAGATTCGGAAACACTCGTTTTTGTCTCTTCGACTTCAAGCCCTAGATGTTTGACTGTGTCCATCCACTCCCTTGAGAACTCGGGTGAGGATTGAAACAGAATGTCATCGCCATTGATCAGACAAGGCTTATCTTCGCCTCCCGCCCATGCAAACGCAATATAATTTTGTAAGCATAAAAGTGGAAAGCTTAAATAAGACCCCATCATCTGGCCTCTGGTAGGCGTGAAGTCAATCTCATGTTCGAGCGAAAACAAGTTCGGCCTTAATATACCGATCGCTGCCTTCTTGACAGACTCCGGCACAGAGACCGCAGTTGAAAGAAGACTTTGAAGTATAACCTCGGCAACCTCTAGGGAAAGGTTGTCGGTGGCCGACTTATAATCGCCCGACGTGAGAAATTCTCCTTCTATTCTTTTAAAACCTGCATTACGCAATCCTTCAGTCGTGACATCGCCACGGTTCAACCACTTTTCTCTCGAAATTTTGTCGTAGACCGCCTTGTGAAGAGGCCGTAGACAAAGTGTATCGGGAGAAAACTTGGTTAAAGCACGTGGCTTGCCAGCAGACTGAACGACGATCATCTTAGCGGACCGATCAAGACTAAATTCAGGCCCCATAAGGCAAGCCTCAATGAAGTCTGAATAATCAAAATCGGACGCAAGACATCCGCCTTCAGATCGCGAATGTTCAGTAGTAGAAGATAGAGGAGGAGAGGTGGTAAGTACGTGATCCTCGTAAAGGCCGCGGTCCCAACCACGTCGAAAAATTCTAAGAACTAATCGACGGGCGAACTGCAAGTAACCTTTGGGAAGAGCGCGTGCCGGGGATGACAATTTGGAGTGAAGGTCTGAAAGCATATTACGCTCCTGACAACGGCAAGACGCCGGAAGGAGTTTTTTTATACTTTGCCAAGCCATCACTTCAACTTGGTCATTGGAAGGGCAGTCCGATATAATCCCCTTGATCTTCTTAGCATAATCTTGACACCATTTGACTGGCGCAAGATTATACTGAAGAGGGTCTTTCTCGAAAATGCGCTCCCACGACTTGATAGCCTCATGTACTGTTCTCATAGTACGAGCCTGATAGTCGCGGCATTGTCGCGCAGCGGGTTGTTGTTCTGAAGTCATGTAAGCCTTTATGAGCGTTGACTAAGAATACAACTCAAGGTCCAAACAAGG